CCTTGGTCTTGCAGGTAGAGTTGATTGTATAGCAGAGTATGAAGGTGAGTTAGCAGTCATAGACTTTAAGACCTCGGAAAAGATTAAACCTGAGAAATGGTTGGAAAACTATTTTGTTCAGGAGACTTTTTATGCTGCTGCTTACTACGAACTAACGGGGATCCCTGTCAAGAAATTTATCACTCTTATGGTAACACCTGGTGGTGAAGTAAAAGTATTTGACAAAAGGAACAAAGGGGATTATATTAAACTTCTAGTTCGTTATATTAAAGAATTTGTACATCACAATACTGGGGCATCGAATGGAGAATGAACTAGAAAAAGCATTAGAAAGTAAATTCTTTTGTCCTACTAGGTTTGCTCAAGCAATTGAGCAACTTGTCTTAGACAATCAAACTATGACTTACATTGATGCCATCATTCATTTCTGTGAGCAGAATGCTATTGATTTAGAGTCAGTTCCTAAGTTAATATCTAAACCGTTGAAGGAGAAGATAAAGTATGAGGCACAGGAGTTAAACTTTTTAAAACGTACTAGTCGTGCGAAAATTATTTTTTAGCCTCAGGGGAGGCTAGCTTTTAATTCCAAAAAAGTCGGAAAAAATACTCCAAGCTTTTTTTGCCCTATTACTTTTTTTAAAATGGATGATATACTGAATTTTAGTAGATATGGTGATTCTCCGATATATGGTGGTTATATTCCTCCTTTGATAATGGATGAAATAAGTGAATGGGTAAATGAATGTAAGAAGTTTAAGAATAGTCCATTAGCAGCACTGAAGGCCCATGAGAATGTGGGATATCTTTCTATGGACGGAAAAGCACATAATTCGTATCAATGTTCAATTTCTCCTCATTTAATTGATAAGTCTTTTTGGTTAGCCTGGGTATTACGACTAGTTGCCAAATATAGCGAAAATAACAATAATCGTGCATATAAGTTAAGAAAGTGGGATGGTCATTTTGATGGATATGATATATGGACTAATTTTTCCTATAAAGGAGATGATAACCCTTCACATAATCATGCAGGATATATCTCAGGTGTGATATACTATAAAAATCATAATCATCCTACTATTTTTGATGATTATGATTTTTCTTGTCCTGGTTATGATGGCACAATGGTGCTTTTTCCTTCTAATGTGATACATCATGTAGAACCTCAAATTGAGGATACAGAAAGAATTACTCTTGCTTTTAATATTATTCAAAATGATGCCATTTGACGCATATCGTTGTTATCTCTCTTTAAAGAACCATTTCACTAAAGATCATTATGATTACCATAAGTATGGTGGGAAGACCAGAGCAACAGTGCAAGCCTTTTATAAAAGGAAGGATAGATTCTGGTTTGAGAAATTTGCCAGATCTAAGAATGATAAGGAAGTAGAGGAATTCTTTGTATCTAACTTTATCAGTTCCACAGACCCTGCAACCATGTGGATCGGGGAGATGATAAGAGAGGGAGAAGGTAGATATACTGATTGGAAGAAAAAGGTTCAATCTTTGTCATATACTTTTAAAGAAGAAACAAATTCTCTTTTTACCGATAATAATTTTGATGCCATGTTTACCGTGGATCCTCCTCGTCATCCTCAAATTCTTAAAGAATATTTGGGAGGGAAGGTATCACTTGAAACTCTGGTGATCTGTGATAAAATATTGGAGTATAGGAAAGATTGGGATAAAAAACTAAATGATCCAGTGTGGGAAACCGTTAGTCGGAAGATAAAAAAGTATAAACCTTTCCTAAATATACATGTACCCAAGTATAAAAAAATCCTTAAAGAAGTAGTCCTATGAGTTTTTTTGATTCCGAAGTTGTCCGTGCAGAAATGACTGAGATTGCAGAACTCCAAGAGGAGGTTTATTCTAATGTCTTTAAATTTCCGCAGATGAAAAAGGAAGATCAATTATATCATGTTGCTATTCTAGAAAAACTTTTAGAGAAACAACGAGTTCTTTATACTCGTGTTAGTTTATCATCTGATCCTGAAGCTCAGGAGATGAAAAAGAAGATTTTAGAAGGTGCTCGTCAAATGGGACTTCCTACTAATGTGGATATGAATATCTTATTTGCTAATATGAATAATATGGTAAGTATGATGAGAAAGGAGATTGACAAAAAATCTGCTTCTTGATAGAATATAAAGGTACAAACAAGCCAAATCTCAATAAAATCTAAATGTCATTTTCAGACTTAAAAAAACAATCCTCTCTAGGATCTTTGACTTCTAAATTAGTCAAAGAAGTGGAGAAGATGAACAATGCTGGTGGAGGGGGTGATGATCGCCTCTGGAAACCAGAACTTGATAAAACAGGTAACGGTTATGCTGTTATTCGATTCCTTCCTGCTCCTAATGGAGAGGACATTCCTTGGGCAAAGATGTATTCACATGCATTCCAAGGACCAGGTGGTTGGTACATTGAAAATTCTTTGACAACTACTGGTGGAAAAGATCCTGTTTCAGAATATAATCGTGAACTATGGAATAGTGGTAATGAGTCCGATAAAGATGTAGTTCGTAAGCAGAAGCGTAAGCTTTCTTACTATGCAAACATCTATGTTGTTAAAGATCCTACCAATCCTCAAAACGAGGGTGGAGTATTTCTCTATAAGTTTGGTAAGAAGATCTTTGACAAAGTAATGGAAGCAATGCAACCAGAATTTGAGGATGAAACTCCAATCAATCCTTTTGACTTCTGGCAAGGTGCAAACTTCAAATTGAAGATCGTTAAGAAGGATGGTTACTGGAACTATGATAAGTCAGAGTTCGATTCAGTATCACCATTACTTGATGACGATGATGCACTAGAAGCATTGTGGAAGAAGCAGTATTCACTTGCTGCTGTTACCGCACCAGACCAATTCAAGTCATATGATGACCTGAAGAAGCGTTTGGACTATGTTTTAGGTAATAAGCAACCTGTTCGTCGTATAGATGAAGAGGTAGCAGAAGAGGATAGTAATCGTTCTTATGCACCTGATTTTGGTGCTCGTAAAGAACCTGTAGCTGCTGCTCCTGTAGCATCTGCTAGTTCAGATGAGGATGATGCTCTTTCTTATTTCCAAAAACTCGCAGAGGAATAACTAAGAATATATTACAATATTTTCTCCTCGTACCAAGGTTTCACTCACATACTGGGTGGAACCTTCTTTGTATGTCATGGCATCTTCCATATCATTAAGGATAAGATTAACATAATTTGGTTTTAGTACAAATATATTTCTTTTTTCATCTTCAATTTTATTTTCATAAGCATAATTTGTTATTTCAGTTGTTATATTGGAAACTGTTGTAGTAGTTTCGAGTCGAGAGTCATAAAATTCAATAGAATAGTTTTTAGGAACTTCTAAACCTTCAGGAACAATAATTGTATTATCAGTATTTCTTACTTCTGTGGTTTCATAGTGATGAACAGCATGAATTTGTTCTTCACTTCCGTATTTGTCAATGAGAAAATTGTAAAAAGATTGATGATCTAGAGGCCATTCAGTTTGGATATTTGTGACATTATTAGATAGAAGAACAATCCAATCTAAGGTTTCGTCACCATACATCTCAAATGCAACATTATCAGGTCTATCATTCCCTACAATTTTATATTTGGTAAATTTGGTTAAATCCTTAAAAATATCATTCTTTAATTTTCCTCTTTTAAAGAGGTTTTTTACTTTTCTATAATCGGAGATCTTTTTGGAATTAGATTCTCTACTTACATATTCAAAGTCTGGTATATTTCTGAAATAAGAGGACATTTTAGTAACCTATCTGAAGATCTGCATCATTATCACCACCTTTATCTATATCTGTATAGTCATTATCATATATAGGATCAAGTTCATTGAATTGAAGATTTAATTGATATGCTGTCATTGTTCTGGATGGATCATCATATGTCATATAGGTTCCATCAGGAGTATATTGAACATCACATGAAAGAAGAGCACAAGTTTTAATTTTATTAATTGATGGATGAGATATTTCAGTAGACCCATTAAATGTTTGGTAATTTATATCAAATACATTAGGAGCTTTAAGGAAAACATTAGAATCCGATGTTTTAACAGACATTCCTTGTTTAAAGAATCTAATAATCTTTCTTACTTGATTTGCTTCTGATGCATCTCTTGGTGATAATTTAAAAGTAAATGTAAAGGCCCTTAATTGAGGAGCGTTAAAAAGCATTTCTAAGTTGGGATTAAGAATTGCACCAGTTGTTCTTGAGAGTAAATTTTGAGCTCCTACTGCTTGTTGTGCAAGATAGGTATTCATAGCCGTTGCAATATCAGTACCTGCATTCTTTTCTCTTAGTTCTCTACCTAATGAACCTGCAGCACTACCAATTCCTCTCACTGCCTCTGAAATACCAGCATCTCTTGCGTTTTCAAAGAGGTTGAGTGCTGCTCCTGCACCTAGTGCTTGGAGGGGATTAAGTTTTGATCCTTGCCAATCTACACTATTTTGATCACTAATACCTGATACAACTGGAAGGGTTACTGAGCCACCAATTTTAGTAGGTGTTCTTCGTTGAAATACTCTCGATGCTGAGTCAATGGTGGCATTAACAACGGTTCCCTCACTAAATTTCATCGTAAATCTAATTCTATCTTGCTTATTTGCTGCTAAGTCTTCAGGGTAATAATAGTTTCCATAGGAAGATCTATAATTTCTTCCTTTAACGTTTACATTAATATCTTGGAGACTAGTTGCTACCTCTTCACCAGTTACAGGTGTTTCAGTTTCTCCCTCAGGTTTTTCTGCAGTAACGTTAATTTTAATTGTTCCTCCCGCTGTCGTTGATTGATTATTATTACCTGATGCAATTCCTAATGTAACTTTTTCTTGATGCGTAAGTGGAGGAAGACCTGCATCTCCCATTTTCCCTTCCCAATAACTTATAGAATTTTTAGTTTTTTGTTGAATACTTCTTTTATCTCTTTGTTGTAAATTTGAAGCACTATTATTGAGGGTTAAAACCCCAGTTTTTATATCCTTTGTTCCGATTAATGTAGCAACACTTAAATCTTGAGAATCTGATGCATATAAGTCAAGACTAAATGTACGATTGGGATGTTTTCCTAAGACAGTTAACTCACTATAATAATACCACTTTTCATCATTATTAGGGCCTAATAACGAGTGGTTGAGGTATTTTGTCCCGCTTTGAATAGTGGTTGACATTTATCTTTTTTCTTTATTTATAGGGTTCTTAAGAAATATGCATATGATACATTACGTAGGTCATTAATTTCACTGGGTCGAACGACATAGAGGACTCCTCCAATCTCTTCCCATGTATAGTTTTTAAATTTACCCCAGTGGTAATTTATTCCTCTAAATCCCCATCTTTGTATATCAGTTACAGCAACGAGGGGATGTTGATCATATGTGAGTCTAGGAGTTTTAGCAGTATATAAAAAAGTATAATACTGACCTACATCAGGTACTACTTCCACATCCTTTAAAGTATCCATAATAAGAAGCATCATTTCTTCAGGATCACTCATCTCCTTCAATTCATCCATGATAGGTGCAATTCTGTTATCACCTACCTGTTGTTCATATTGTTCAAAGTAACCTTCTAATTCATCTGCCATTATATATTCCTAGTTCTTGTTCGGTAATGATTTTAAATTCAATTTTTCTATCATTACAAAATTCTCTTGCTGCTTTCCATTTAGCTGTATTAACAGCATAGGTCTTACATTCATAGAGATAGGATTGAGTCACTTTTTTTCTTTTCTTGGGAGGTTGAGTTTGTTTCTTGGGTTTTACCTCAATAACATATGTTTTGATTTGACCTGTGCTTTCCTTAACTTTGATAATAAAGTCTGGATAGTAACGATGAAACCGATTATCAATAGGAGAGACATATTTAATAAAAAATTCTTCACTGCCCCACTCAAGAATATTTTCATTTAGATCACAATAGTTGCAGAATTTAGTTTCCCAAGTACTTCGACATACAATATTATTTGGATTTCCCTTGTATTTTCTGGGAAAAGAGGGTCTGAAGAAACTTTTTTTACTTTCTCCCATTATACATAATATATAAGCAAAAGTATTTATAGATCCGATGGGGACTCCGAAGCCACATAAAAAAGTATTATCAGATTTAAAGGCATCTATTTTAAGTCCTGCACTTACTTCTCATTTCCAATGCTGGTTTTATCCACCTCCTCAGGTAAGAAGTTTATTAGAAGGTGATGAAAGAGATGATAGATTTATTTCATTATCATGTTCTGAAGCATCATTACCTGGAACTTCATTAGCAACTAATGAAATGGTTAATGATCATACAGGAATAACCGAAAGACATGCGTATAGAAGACAATATGATGCAACTTCTTCTTTTACTTTTTATGTAGATCATGATTATACAATGCTTACTTTTTTTGAAAAATGGATAGGGTTTATTGTGAATGAACCAAATTTAGATTTATCTGAAAGATCTGAATTTGGATTGAATCGTGATGATTATTTTTATAGAGTAAATTTTCCCAAAGAATATCAAACTGCTATTTACATTAAAAAGTTTGAAAAGGATTATAATAATGGAAAGATGTTACAATATAAGTTTTTAAAATCTTATCCTATTAGTATTGATTCAATGCCAGTTACATATGAGGCATCTCAGGTGCTTAAATGTACTGTCAATTTTAACTTCTCCCGTTATTGGGTAGAGACCACCTAAATAAAACACGCTGAAATTTTTGTAAGATATTATGCCTTTACCAAAGATTGCGACACCGACGTATGAGTTGGAATTACCTTCGACTAGAAAATCTATTCATTATCGACCATTTTTAGTTAAAGAAGAAAAACTTTTAGTTCTTGCCTTAGAAAGTGAGGATATAAAGGAGATAACAACTGCAATTAAAAATGTAATTAAAGCTTGTGTTAAAACACGAGGGATTAAAGTAGAGCATCTTCCTACTTTTGATATTGAATATTTGTTTCTCAACATTCGTGGTAAGTCTGTTGGAGAAGATATTGAAGTTAATCTTATGTGTCCTGATGATGGTAAAACTCAAGTTCCTGTAACTATTAGTATTGATGATATTAATATTCAACGAACTGAAGGACATACGAATAAGATTAAATTAGATGATTCTTTAATGATGGAGATGAAGTATCCATCTCTGGGTGAGTTTATCAAAAATAATTTTGATTTTAGTGAAGAGAATGTGATGACTCAATCTTTTGATTTAATTGCTTCTTGTATTGATAAAATTTATAATGAAGAAGAAGTATGGAGTATGGGTGATTGTACTAAGAAAGAAATTAATACTTTCTTAGAGTCAATGAATTCATCTCAGTTTAAAGAGATTGAAAAGTTCTTTGAGACAATGCCTAAACTTTCACATACGGTGAAACTCACTAATCCGAATACTAAGGTAGAAAGTGAAGTTGTAATGGAGGGTTTATCCAGTTTTTTCGGCTAGCTCTAGTCCACATGGATCTAGAGAGTTATTATAAGTTGAATTTTTCCTTGATTCAGTACCATAAATATTCATTAACAGAGATTGAAAACTTAATCCCTTGGGAAAGAGACATTTATGTTGAACTACTTCGAGCACATCTTGAAGAGGAGAAATTAAAACAGCAGCAAGCATCATCTTAATGGCAGTAGCAGCTAAACCAGAAATTGCACGAATTCTATTGGATCTTGGGATTGATCCAGTGGATGTTTATGCTGTTGATAATGCAGAACAAACTTATATCGCTGCATTAGTAGAAGGTATTAATACTCTTGAAGTTGCTAATAAAGGAGAGAGCACAAGATCCAGAATATTACGAGAGGAACTTAAAGGAGTAAGAGAGAAGAAAAGGAAAAAGGTAAGTGCTAGTAAATTATTTGCTCAGAAAAAAATATTACCTGTTAGTAGGATTCGTCCTCAGGCATTACTTCCTCCAGCAGATGATTCTCCTTCAGAAGGAAAAGGTGTGGGTAACATATTAAATGGTATTTTAAATATTTTAAGATTAGGGAATAAACAAGATAAAAAAGAATCTAGTGAGGATAGAAAAGAAAGACAAAGGCAAAGAAGAGAAAAAAGAGAAAGTGCAATAGAGTCATTGAAGGGAGGAACAAAAAAGGCTGCGAGTGCAGGTAAGAAAGCAGTAAGTTCTTTAATTTCTCCTTTTAAAAAGATTTGGGATGTATTAACTAATTTTCTTAAGTTTACTCTTTTAGGAACTTTGATTAATGATGGTTTGAGATGGTTTAGTAATAAAGATAATCAGAGGAAAATAACAAATTTGGGAAGATTTTTTAAAGATTGGTGGCCTTCATTATTAGCAGGATATTTATTATTTCTTACATCTATAGGTATTTTAGTTTCTAAGGTAGTAGGAACATTAGCATGGGCTATTCCTAAACTTGCAGGACTTATTGCTTCTAATCCTTTATTAGCATCTGCCATTGCTGCGGGGGGTATTATTATGGCGGGATCTATAGAAGGTGAACAACGCAAGAAAGAAATAAGACAAGATTTTAATAAAACAGATGATAAAAGTATTACAACTGTAGATGAGTTTAAAGAAGAAAATAAGAATATAGAAGACCCTACTAAGAAAAAATCTGATATGTCATGGTTGCAAGGCATACTTGAATTAGGTTCTACTCCTGGAGGGATGCAATTTAATCAAGGTGGAATAGTACCTGCTCCTTATCCTGTAGATAATGTATTAGGTACTCTTGGATTAACAGGATTAGAGAATATTCCTCCTATTATAACGGGATATAATAAAGGGGGTATGGTTCCTGGAACGGGTAATAAAGATACAGTTCCTGCCATGTTGACTCCAGGTGAAATGGTTATTCCTAAAAAAGATCTGGAACCAAAACCAATGAGTGCTACAGCACCTTCGATGATTCCTGTAAAGAGTACTGCTACTGCTAGAACTCCTGTCGGTACTCCTGTAAAAGTGAAGTCAGTGAGTACTACTACAGTATTACCTACAATTAAAAAACCTAAACCTACTCAAAGGATAAGAGAAGGAAGTACGATTCCTGTCTTTAGAGTTGCTAGTAAATCTAATGCTAGAGAAATTACAATAAGATCATTGGGGATTGAAGAGGCATTATAATGACTGTAGTTACTCAAAAACTTTTACCTTCGGCTAAGATAGTTGCTAAAAAGAAAACTATTCCTGTTAGTGCTCTTAAACCTGTTGAAATAGAGAATTCAACTGAGACTTCTTCTCTTAAAGAAAAATTGATCTTAATCAAGAATTTTTTAGGAGAAAAATATGAACGTGGATTAACTTCTTGGAGAATGAAACGAAGGCAAAGACAAGAAGAGAAACGCAGATTAAGAGAAGAAAAGATAGAAAAGAAGAAAGAAACTAAGTTGACTTTACCTAAAGTTAATGTTAATCCGTTCTCAAATATTTTTGATTCTATTAGTAATTTTCTTTTATTTTTAGGAGGAGGGCTTCTCTTTAATGCGTTTTTGGATTTACAAGATGGTTTAACTGCCGTTGAGAAAATTTTACCTACTATAAAAAAAGGAATTTTATTATTTACTGGTACACTATCTAATGTGACTAATTTTATTGATTCTTCCTATGCGGGTTATGATAAATTTAAAAAACAAATTGCAGATATAACTGGAGTAAAGGAAGAAGATGTTGAAAAATTTGCGGGTCTTTTGAATAAGGTAATTAATGGAACTATTATTGCCGCAATGATAACTTTGAGATCCCTTCCTAGATTGTTAAAAAACCGCAAAGTCCCTACATCATCTTCATCTTCAATACCTAAAACACCTCAAACTGGTCAATTTGGAGGAGGTCAAAAAACGGGTATTGATTTAAAGAAAGGCACTCGTACCATAAAGGGTAGAAAAGTTTCTGTTTCAAGTGCTAGTAGATATACAAAGTCAGTGTCAAGATTCATTAAAGGAACTGCTAATGTAGGTGATATGACACGATTACTTCGTAGAGGATTCTTTAAACCATTTGCACAGTTTTCTTCACCTCTTTTGGAGAGGATTCCCATAATCGGTGGTATAGTTGATTTTCTTGTAAATTTTTTCCTATTTAAAGAACCTTTAGGAAAATCTGCATTCCTAGCAGCTGGTTCAACTTTAGGAGGTTTTATTGGAGGCATACTGGGTTCAGTTGCTGGTCCTCCTGGTGCTATAGCTGGTGGTGTATTAGGTGGTATTGGTGGTGATTGGGCAGCACGGGCTTTATATGAGACAATTTTTGGTGATGTAGATCTAGATCTAGCTGCGGGTTTAACTGAAAATGCGTCTTATGATTTAATTAGTGATATTACTACTAATATTATCCAACCAATAGAAACATGACTGCTAATCCATTACAATTTAATAAGTTTGAGATTAAGTCTAATGTAGATAGTAGGACTGTGGATCTACGTGGATCAGGAACTCCTATTATTGAATATCGTGAAAGTGTTTTTATGCCTTATGTTGAAGTAACAGCATATATTGTTGATACTGGTAATACTTTACCTGCAGATGATGGAACTGATGCTGGTATTGGATTATTAGAGTCTGGTTTTTGCCAAGGAACAGAAACTATATTGTTTAATATTGCCGATCAAAGAGGAAATAAAATTAACTTGTCTAATGATAATGATTTAAGAGTTTCTTCTATATCAGATACTCATCAATCTTTTAAGAATACTACTTTTGTTCTTACTGCTGTTTCTAAGGAAGCATTTGATAATACTTTAGTAGATAATAGATGTAATCTTAAATATAGTGGACCTATATCGGATATTGCTCGATCCATCGTAAGAGCAAATTTAAAATCTCCTAAATGGAGATCGATGAATGTGGATGTTACTTCTAATCAATATCATGAATGGGGTCAAAATAGGTATCCATTTGAGATGATTCTAGATCTGCAACAATTAGCCATTCCTTATGGAATACAGACCTCAAAAGGTAAAGCACCTGATGGTAAAACTGCAGGATATCTTTTCTGGCAAACCTCTAATGGTTATCAATTTAAATCCTTAGATAAATTATTTGACACTAAAGATAAGGTAATTAAAAAATATATTGAGAATAGTAAATCAGGATCTGATCTGTTGCCTGTAGTAAAAGATCATGAAGTTTATAATGGTAAAATTCTTTGGTCTACCATGTCTAGAAATATTGATGCTCTTAATCAATTTGAATGTGGTGCATGGGGATCTCAGGTACAGGTGTTTAATGATGTAACCAAGGAATATGAAAAAGTAGATTTATCTTCAGATGGTAAAGGAAATGGTATTAGTGCAGGAAAACATTTACCTCAACTAAATTCTGAGTATAAGGATGCAATTACCACCATTGAAAGAATAGATCAAGCAGTTGGCCAGACAGTAGTGGGATTTGATAGTGTAGAACAACAAGTTAGGCAGACTGGTCAACTTAACTTTGATGTAAAACATACAACTCAACAATCTCATCAAAATTATAGACAAAAAATGAATACTTCAATGGAGATTGTGATTGAGGCTGATTTAAGTTTACATGCAGGTGATTTGATATTTTGTGACTTTCCTGAACTTTCTACTAAAAAGACACTCAGAGAAAGTAGGGATCGATCAAGTGGCATATATATGATAGCAGATCTCTGTCATTATGGTGATAAAGGAAATGCCTTTACTGGTCTGCATTTGGTAAGAGATTCTTATGGAGTTAAAACATGACTATTAAACACGACTTAGAACACGAAGTTTACATTGATCCTAAAGATGGTAAGGAGCATACTAATCATGGTATGCATGAATATACTAAAGAAGATTTAGAGAATGTTCATGCTGATTATGATGTTTATCATAAAGATGATGTAGTGGATACGAATGAAGGTAAGATTAATGATTATCATACAAGACATGAAGATCAGCATCTAGAAATTTATTGTGATAATCATCCAGATGCAGATGAATGTAAGGTATACGACGATTAAATGGAATCATTAAGCCAAAAAGTATTAAGAAAAAAATATGAGGGATATAGTGAACTCATCTTGGCTCGGATTGCTGACAATTTGAGTTATACGGAGACTATTAATAATACAAAGTTTGATAAGACTGGTGAAAAGAAAATTATTCTCCCTCGTTATAAAATAAGAATACAAGGAGAGCATGATGAAAGCATTCCTTCTGTTGCTTTGCCGTGGGCATATGCTAAGTATCTTACGGGTGGATTGAGAGGAGAGTCGATAGGTAATCCCGTGTATCCTAAAGGTACATGGGTTTATGTAGTGCGTGATTATAGGACGAATTTATATTATATTGATAGAATTTCTCCCAATACTTTATGTAATCCTGATGAGAGTGGTTTTACGACTGGTGGTAAAGATGATGTTCCAGTTCCCAATACGATGGTTACTCCCGATGGAGAAGCAATAGCACCATGTTCAGGGGTCTATAATAATCTAGTAGCATCGGAACAGGATAGAAAACAAAATAGTCCAGAAGAAGATGCTGATTTATACTTACCTTCTTTTTGTGATGCTAAAAATACAAAATTAGCAGGGACTGGTATTCAGATTGAAATCGAGAATACTATTAAGATGACTGAGAGGTTGAAGGTAATTACTGATCCTCTTAAAGATTTGCAAACTTCCATCTTAGATAAGAAAAGATATAATGATGAAGTCATTGAAAGTTTTAATAACACCATTTCAATTTATCAAAAAAACCTTTCTCAAGCAGCAGCGGATATATCAAAATGGTTGGTTACTCTTTTTAATAATATCAAGAAAAATTTAATAAGAAAAGCATCAATAGCAAATAATGTTGCAAGAAGTGCTGTTCCCAACTCATCTAAACATGCTTGGCAGCAAGGATTTGATGCTATTATTAATGCAATTATTTGTATTTGGAATAAAATAATAACCTTAGCTCCTGGTCTTATTGAAAAGGCACTTGCTGCTTTTTTAGGTAAAATTGTAAATGCTGCAACCTGTTTAGTAGAGAATTTTATTGGAGATTTTTTAGGTCAACTTTTAGGTCAAGTATCAGCACTAGTTAACTCAGTATTAAAATCAGTAGGTGGTGCGTTAGGACAAGCTGCAAAAACTC